AGTCATGAGGTTTAACATGCAACTGCAGCCATTAATAATAAGGCATTAATCGTCTAGCATATCGGCCCAGCGAGCATTAGGGTCCCGATTTGCGATCCATTCGGAAAACAGGTCTGTAACAGAAGTTTCTTCTGCGTAATCAACTTGATTGGTCCAAGTGAGGAAATCACCAGGGTCTATTTCAACATCACACCATCGAGGGCTGATCTCATTGCCATAATCATCATAAAGGGGGAGATTGTACTTAATAGCCCAAGCATTTCTCCATTTCTCATCCCATAGGAACATCTTTAGGAGTTTAGATCGATTCATGGCCATTGGTATGTGGTCAAGAGTCAAACCGGTCTTAGCAAGGCTCTTTTGGAGTTGATCTTCATCACCATCCAAGTCAGAATCAGGATTTTGCTGGAAAAGAATCTTCAACTCTTCAAAAGTAGGACGAGACTCGGAACCACTCTTAGTGGACTGAACAAGGGGATTCATGACAGTGTCTCTATTGGCGGAAAACATGTACATCTCTTTACAAATCTCGTAGGCAACAAGGTTGGTTCCCATACTGTCTACCATTAGCCCAACGTACTTAGAAAGATACTTTTGAGGTTCAAGATACGTACTAGTAGTACTAACGGCAAGGCGTTTATAATAATCACTCTCACGTCTCCAAGGAAGGATGTGTTCTTTGCCAGCAATAGTCATCTTAACAAATTGGCGACGAAGAAAGACGGGGCCTTCCTTCAAAATGTTGTAGCGAAGGGCAAAACCAACCACGCCACTTTTAGATTGGGCTCGGACAAGTTGGACTTCAGTGAAAAGGGATTCAAAAACACCAGTCTGATCAGGTTTCATGACAAGGCCGCAACAATTTTCAAGATTACGCTGAAAGTCACCAAGAGGACACTGAGTGGTTCGATTGCCACAAAGATGATCAAAGAAACGACGCTCAAGGCCAATGAAAGTATCGTCACCATACTGCATAGAAGGAATAAAGGACTTATGGAAGAGGTCAGCAACAGAAGGATTCACACTTTTGAGGTGCTCGTGACACATTATAAGGCAAACTTTGATCATGATCTGGACATAGACGGAATCACACCAACTAGTAGAATATCGACCGCTAAAAACCTGACCAATTATCATCATAGCCATATGGTCAACCCACTTAATTATCTTAACAGCCATTTCATGAGCACTGTGAAAACAATAAGCTCTATAAACTTTGTAAGCAAAAGAACCATCATCTTGAAGGGTAAGGAAG